TGTATTCTTTAAAGTCTTTGAGGAGCCAGTGATGGGCGCTATCACAGGGTTGCCTGCAAAAGATAAAAGAATGATACGACATGAAGACGGCACCTATCTTGCCATCGTTGGTTCTGGATACCGTACAGTAGAGAACGAAGAAGTTCTTATGCCTCTGCAAAGGGCTATGGTTAATTACTTTGATCCTGCTGTACTCGAAAGCGTTGAGATTAAAGATACAATGGGCTACCGAAAGGGTGGTCTAGTTACTTGGTCAGAATATAGGTTCCCTGCATTAGCAAAAGCTATAGAAACAAACACTGGATGGCGTACTAATATTATCTTGAGATTAATTCTTAAAAATGGATTCGATGGTAAGAACGGTGTGAAACTATACGCTGGAGAGATTGATACTTATTGTACCAATGGACAAATCAGTGGCAGTTACGATACATTTAGTTCCCGCCACACATCTAGCTTTACACCAGACGATTTTGTCTTGGCCTTTGAACATAGCATGCAAAAGTATCATGATGTTGTTGATCAATACCAACAGTGGGCAGATACTAAAATTGATCTTACAAAAGTTACAGAAGTTTTAGAAAAGTTTACTGGTTCAGAAGAGTACAAACCAAACCGACTCGCTACAAAGTTATGGTCACAGTTTATTGATGAAAGCAATGTCCGAGGTAATAATGTCTTTGCTTTTGTATCAGCACTAACGCACTACGCTAGTCATAACGATAGTCGTTTCCCAGTTACCCGGTCTGGGTCTGCCGATACTTTGTATAAGCGACAAGAAAAGGTTCAAGGTTGGTTACAATCTAAACACTTTAAAGAATTGGAGACTGTGTAATGAACATGAATGAATACCAAAGAAGGGCATCCTTAACTGCTATATATCCTAAAGAAAAAGCTTTTGAATACCTTGCTGCGGGGCTTGCGGCAGAGGCAGGAGAAGTGTCTAGCATTGTGTCCAAGTGGATTAGGGGAGACAGAGGGACTATACCTAATCTAAAGATGCAGAAAGAACTAGGAGATGTTCTTTGGTTTGTATCTGAAATGTCTAAGATGATTGGTACTAACCTTTCTATGGTGGCAGAGACTAACCTAAAGAAGCTGGAAGATAGGCAGCAGCGCCATGTCCTTCAGGGGGATGGGGATGAACGGTGAAAATATATACGTCAGACGATCAGTTTGATCTACTCCATAGAGCAGTAGACAAGGCAAGAAAGAATGCTAAAGATATTAAAGTTACAAGACAAGCATTGTTAAATATGTTAATGGACCATGCTAATTTTATTAGTTCAATGAAACAACATGGAGAGGACATTGAGTATCCGAATGGAGAAGGCAACTGATTTACTCTCAAGAGTAGCTCAAGATATCCCCGATCCAGTACGATGCTATCGTCTTGCGGCAGGTGTATGGCATAAAAATACTTTGATTGGTTTAGGTGTCAACTCGTATAAGACTGACCCTTTCCAAGCAAGGTATGGTAAACATGAGCATGCTATACACCTGCATGCAGAGGTAGCAGCAATTAAAAATGCAGTTCGTAGTGCGGGAGATGACCTATCAAAGTGTACGATGGTTGTTGTTAGAGTAAAAAGAAAGAAGGATAAATCAAAAGATTTTAAATTAACACTTGCTAAACCCTGCAAAGGATGTTACAAATGTATTGTAGAGTTCGGTCTTAGGAAAGTATTCTACACAACAGAAGAAGGATTAATTCAATTATGATCGAAGCTAAACTAAACTTAGGAAAACTTAATGGACAAATTGAAATTCATTCGGATGGTTTATACATTGCTATTTATATTAATAGTAGTGATACTATTAAAGCTCTTTGTAAACTTTCACTCGATGATTTAGTATTAGATTATGTTAAAACTTCTACACATAATAATTTAATATCAGAGAAAGATTTCTCAGAACTTTATGCAGAAATAAACGGAAGTTTATTAATGTTAGAAGAACTAATCGATGATGACTTCCCCGACTCAGGATTTACAGATGACTTTTCAACTACTCACTAATTTAAAATTCTTAGTAAAAGAATTATCTAATCAAGAGATACAACATATCGATCCTTTGCGAATGAGAATAACATTACAAGGGTTAATTGATGCAGAGAAAGAGAAAGAAATGACGCAGTATAGAACAGGTGTAGTACCAGAAATACTAAACGAAATCAACGACTTAATAGACTTAGCTAATGATATTTCTATCAGTAAAAATGAAGAACAAATCTTTACATTAGCATTGTCTTTATCTTTATTAAAGGAGAAAGTAGCAAAGGAATTTATTGGAGATGTTGAGTGAATTAGAACTAGCTAAGAAAGAAATACAGCTACTAACTGAACAACTTTATACACAATATAAAATTAATAAAGAGTTAAGAAAAGAAATAGAGTACTGTAAAGTTAAGTTAGAAAGTTGTGAAAATGTTTTAGAACAATTGTCAGTAATTAAACTAAAGTAGATGAACAATGATAATAGAACTTATAGTAATAAACGCAGTGATTGTAGGATGTTATTTAATATTAGGATCATTAGTATGAAAACATTAACAACAATTTTTATAGTTCTTTCAGTGTTGATGTGGACTACTGCATCAGCATCAAGTCAAACAGAATATAATAAACAACTAGATTGTTTAGCAGAAGCTATATACTTTGAGTCAAGAGGTGAAACATTTCTAGGTATGTTAGCAGTTGGTACTGTTATCATGAATAGGGTAGAGCATAAGAAATTTCCAAACACTATTTGTTCTGTTGTCTATGCAGGAAGACATCGCAATGGTAAACCATTAAGAAATAAATGTCAGTTTAGTTATTACTGCGATGGTAAACCTGAACATCTTAAAGATAGCTTTGCCAGAACAGAGTCTTATGAGATTGCTAACTTTGTTATGGTGGGTGCTAGGGTCGGACACCTTAGTAAAGCATTGTATTATCATGCCAGTTATGTTAATCCTTCTTGGCCTTATAAAAGGCTATTAGTATTAGGAACACATATATTTTATGGAGAAGAAGATGGTTAAGAATTTATGGGATAGAGATAGAAAAAGTATTTACAGAGGACTTGTAAAAGAATATCAACAAGAAGGATATGACATAAAAGAAGCAAGACGTTTAGCCTCTCAAGAGACTGACGAGATTATGGCTGATAAAAAGTTTTTTGTAGACACACTTATTGAAGTAGAGGAGGAAGAGGCTGGTGAAGATCGAACTTATTAATTCTATGGGTGACGATTTAACTGTCGTTAATTCAGCTAGAGTTTCTTTTGATAAAGAAAGTGAATGGGAAAACATAACTCCCGCTGGACCTATAAACCACCTCCTTACAGAAAAAGATACAAAGTTAATAAACTACCTTGCAAACCATAATCATTTTACACCGTTCACCCACTGTACTATTACAATGAGAGAGACTGTTCCCATCTTTGTTGCCCGACAAAGGTTTAAACATACCATAGGATTTAGTTATAATGAGGTATCAAGGAGGTATGTATCTGATGATCCAGAGTTCTTTTATCCTGATGTGTGGAGAGAGAAAGCTGATAATGCAAAGCAAGGTAGTGGGACAGGACATATAGATATAAACCCAGTAGGCAACAGACCTCCTCCTATGGTTGACGAATACCACCATGCTATAAAGAAATGTATCTGGACTTATAAATATTTATTAGGTAAAGGGGTCTGCCCAGAACAGGCTAGGATGGTACTACCACAATCTATGTATACAAGTTACTATGTTACTGGTTCTTTATACGCATGGGCCAGAGCTTATAATTTAAGGAGTGAACCACATGCACAGGAAGAAATACAATTCGTCGCAAAATACTGGGACACTATTATTAAAGAATTATTTCCTACTTCATGGGAGGCTTTGACTAATGAATGATAGATGGTTGGTACAAATTAACGACGAGAATGGAAGCGAAAAATCTTTAACATTTGAAACAAAAGAAAAGGCTGAAGAGTTTATTGAGGATAGAGTTGAAATGGTTAGACACTTAGGGTATAATCCCAATGAGGTATACTATTTAATTCCTATACAGTAAGTTCTACGAACTGTATAGGGATTAAATAGAGGAGAGATTATGGAACAAGACAGCGGCAAATTTCTACGACACACATCATGTGATAAGTGCGGATCGTCAGATGCTAATGCAGTGTACGACGATGGCACTACATGGTGCTTTTCTTGCGAAACATATGGAAGTGAGGATAACATGGAAGCGGCAGGATCGCCTATCAAGAATGTCTATACAACTAATTTATCAAGCGGTCAGGTAACTGCACTGCATGATCGTAAAATATCTACAGATACTTGCAAGTCCTATGGTGTGACCACACTAAATAACAACGGCACTATCTTCAAACACATTTATCCTTACCATGACGAGTCTGGTAATAAGATAGCCAACAAAATTAGAACAGTTCAGAACAAAGCTTTTCTTTCTGAAGGTAATATGTCTGGTGCTGTTTTGTTTGGACGTAAACATTTCTCTGCTAAAGGTAAATACATTACTATCACAGAGGGTGAGCTTGATGCTATGGCAGCTTACCAAATGTTTGGCAGTAAGTGGCCTTGTGTATCTGTCAAGTCTTCTAGCTCTGCCCTCACAGACTGCAAGAAAAGTTTCGACTATCTTAATTCTTTTGAGAATATTATTATTTGTTTTGATAATGATGCACAAGGTCAGAAAGCATCTGAGAAAGTTGCTGGTTTGTTTGAACCACACAAATGTAAGATCGTAAAACTTACACAGTTCAAAGATGCCTCTGACTATCTTCGTACTGGACATCAAGAAACCTTTGTCCGCACATGGTGGTCAGCAGAACCTTACACACCAGCAGGTATCTTAAATCTTGATTCTCTTGGAGACTCTCTATACGACGAGGATTTCTGTGAGACAGTTCCCTATCCTTGGACAGGACTAAATAAAAAGATATACGGTATGCGTACTGGAGAGTTGCTAACCTTTACATCAGGTTCTGGTATGGGTAAGAGCAGTATCATACGGGAACTTATGCACCACATTATGAAGAGTTCAACGGACAACATTGGTGTACTTGCTTTAGAAGAAAGCATCCGCAACACTGCATTGAACATCATGTCTGTTGAGGCTAATCAACGTCTGTATATTAAAGAGGTACGGGATACCTTTTCTATTGACCAGCTACAGAAGTGGCAGACTGATACCGTAGGTACAGGTAGGTTCTTTGCCTTCGATCACTTCGGTTCTATCTCCAACGATGAGATACTAAACCGAGTACGCTTTATGGCAAAAGCTCTTGATTGTAAATGGATTATTCTTGATCACCTATCAATCCTTGTGTCCGGTCAGGAAGATGGAGATGAACGTCGATCTATCGATATACTAATGACAAAGCTACGATCCCTTGTAGAGGAGACAGGAGTGGGCTTGTTGCTTGTGTCCCACTTACGACGAGCGTCAGGTGACAAGGGTCATGAGGATGGACGAGAGGTATCCCTAGCACATCTCAGGGGTAGTCAAAGCATAGCCCATCTCTCAGACGGAGTTATAGCCTTGGAAAGAAACCAACAAGAAGAGGACGAGACACTGGCGAACACCACCGTTGTTCGTATCCTGAAGAACAGATACACAGGAGAGACAGGCATCGCAACCTACTTGTATTATGATAAAGAAACTGGTAGGATGTCAGAGATTTCTAATCCCTTTGAAGTAAACGATGACGATGAGGAGACAGATTTTGACAGCATCTAGAGTTAAGAAAAAGTTTGATCGTAACCTGTATAACATGGTCAATAAAAAGAGTGTTGATGCAGGTAAAAAATATTTAAAATCTATAGGGCATAGGATTACATCTACTAAGGAAGACTTCAAGGTAGATATCCGTAGCTCTAAAGATGGTGAGCAATACCTTACAGAAGTAGAGGTGAAGCTAGTATGGGATGGTAAGTGGCCTGATCATTGGAAAGATATTCAACTAAGTGAACGTAAGAAAAGACTTATTGAATATGCAAAGAACAATGAAAAAGATTTATGCTTCCTTATATTTAATAAAAGCTTTACATCTGCTTGGAAAATTAATAGTAATATACTGGATGACTGTGAACTAAAGGAGGTTCCCAATAGGTTTGTATCTAAAGGAGAATACTTCTTTATTATTCCAACTGAAAAGGCTGAATTTATTACATTATGAAATGCATCCTTGACATAGAAACGAACGGGCTTCTAGACGAAGCAACTACTGTCCACTGTATAGTGGCTTATGACATCGACGGTAAGAAGCCCTACGTTTTCAAGGGCGACGAATGTCGAGCAAAGTTTCCTAGCTTTGCAAAGAATGTATCACAGTTTATTATGCACAATGGTTTGTCTTTTGATGCACCTGTGCTTAATAAGCTATGTGGTACAGAGATTAAAGACAACAGTATTTTAGATACCTTAATCTTGTCACAGTTGTTTAATCCCATGAGAGATGGTGGACACTCACTAGCATCATGGGGTGAACGATTTAATTTCCCTAAAGGAAACTTTGATGGGTTTGATTTCTATTCTGAAGAGATGTTAGAGTATTGTAAACAAGATGTTAATATAACATATAAACTCTACAACCATCTAAAGAATGAAGGTTCTAAGTTTTCTAAAAGAAGTATTGATTTAGAACACCGGATAAGAAAGATTATAAATGATCAAGAAGACTTTGGTTTTTATCTAAACATTCCTTATGCAACAACCTTTATGGCTACGTTACAAGACAGGTCAGGAGATATTTATAACCAATTACAAGATGTGTTTCCTCCTGTTGTAACGTCTGGCAGGGTACACAAGAGAAGTGGTAAACCTTTAAAAGATATTATTGAACCTTTCAATCCTGCATCTCGTAAGCAGATCAGTGAAAGATTAATAGAGTTAGGTTGGGAACCAACAAAGAAAACTGATAAGGGTAATGTTATAGTAGATGAAGGAGTATTAAGTACGATTGACTTAGAAGAAGCTAAATTAATATCTGAATATTTATTACTACAGAAACGACACACTCAGATAGCTTCATGGGTAGAAGCCGTTAAGACTGATGGAAGGGTACATGGTAGGGTACTAACGCTACGGACTGTTACAGGTCGAATGGCACACACCTCACCTAACATGGCTCAAGTACCTGCAGTGTACTCTCCCTTTGGAAAGGAGTGTCGTTCCTGTTGGACTGTAGAAAACTCAGAGACACATAGTCTTGTAGGGACTGATGCTTCTGGGTTAG